CTGTCTTTGTCCCAACGGGCTTTCGCCCGTCGCTTCCCGCGCTCGCGTGCAGCTTTGATTTTACGGGTCTGGTAGCTCATGCAAATTTACTCTGTTGGCGCATCGCTTTTATTCGCATATCTGCTTGGTAGCTGAACCCGCGCCGCTCCGTTTCGTGGCGCTTCTGCCCCCACCACCCACCACTTTCTTCCGCTCCGCGATTTGGTTACGAAGGGCCAAAATTGCAATCGCGGCTTCCGTGGTAATCGGGATGGTTCCCGCTTCGCGTTTTGCAATGGTTCCCCGATGAAGTCCGACGATTGCGGCGACCTCGCTTTGCGTGCCTACTTTCTCCCGCAGAGTCTTGTATCGCGCTTTCGACATCTCCCCGAAACGCTCTCCCCCACCCGCCCCGAGCGGGCTCATGCCCGCCCTCCCTTCAAGCTGCGGAGGTAACTGACAATCTCGCGGATTTCCTTGTAGTCGCAGCGGCGGAGGAAGCCGCTGTTGTTGTGGCGAGCCGCGAGGCAGCGGCGGATGTTGTTGCTGACGAGTTCGATGATTTGGTTCGTGTTCATGGGAGCAATGTAGCGTGACGCTACATGAACGCAAGAACTATTTTGAAGAAAGTTTGAGCACCGAGATTCGCTACCTCGCGGCAGAGTATCCACGCACTCCGACAAGCTCACCCCGTTGCCGGATTCTTTGGTGACCCTAGTGAGAGGGCGGCGTTTCGTTTCCGATTCTCGATGCTCAAATTGTTTTCGCGGCCCGTGCTCCGCACCGCCCCCCACTCCATTCCGGGTCGTGAGCGCGGCTCTTATTCGGGGTTCAGCTACCCATGCGCTGCATAGAACGACGCGGAAACGATTAGCGTGAAGGCGACGGTTCATGGCGCGTCGTCTATGAGCTTTCCGTTAGCCGCTTCGATTCGGTTGGCCATTTCATCATACACCTTGTCGAGTTGCGCACGCGCGCTCATCAGGCAGTGATTGTCGTTGAGATTGAACAGTATTTTCGTCGTGTGCATCGCATCGAGAGAGCGCCCAATCGCGGCTAACCATGCGCTGCAGCGAACTAAAGCCTCGCGGTTCACGTCCTCTGTGCTCATGGCGTTTCCTCCCGCGAGGCTTTAGTCGCTGAGCTTGGGTCGGTAGCTGCCTTGGCGGCTTCGTATTCACGCTTTGCCTCGGCGTATTCCTCTATCAGTTCCTCTACTCGCCTCCACGGGCGGGTCATCCAGTAGGCATCTTCGCACCGCTTCTTAGCTTCGTTCATGCGCCGCTCACAGGCAGCTACCCCGTCACTGGAGGTAAGAGCCTTCGCGGCGGGAGTCGGTGGTGTTTGGATGCCTTCGCGTCTCAGGTCTTCGATGGATTGTCCGATTAGTATAGATGCTCCGATGTTCATGGTTTTCTGTCCTCCGGTTTGGTTTTCACGCGCTCAGTCTCTACCTCAGTTCCCACGTTCGGCGCTTTCGGTTTCACAGCCACGGTTTTACCCACCCCAGCCCCCGCCGCCCACCCGCCCATCGCAATCGCGAGTCTTTTTTTTGATTTCTTGTCGAGCGCGTAAATGTATTTGCGTTGGCGCTTGCCGCGAAGTGAGTCCAGCTTTTCCTTTGTCGCGTCACCCTGCACATTGTCGCCTCGAATCCGAATGATGCCTGGGTATGTTTCCGCCAGCTTGGCGAAGGTTCTTGTGCCGTGGCGATGCCACGCGGTCACGGGATGCAGCCGCTCCCCGTTCGCAAGCAGGTAGAAGTCCACTTCCTTGCCATCGATCTCCACGGCGTTCGTCGCCCGATAGATCGTGCCGCTATTCCCTGCGGATTCGTCCGCGTAGGTTATCACAAATTTCAGCTTCGGAAAGCGATGCTTGATGTAGAAGAGCAGCAGCCCGATCACGCGGCTTTCACTGAATTTCGGGAGGTCATCATGCAGCCACATCCGATCAAACTCACACCACGTTCCGTCTTGGCATAGGTCGGCCAGCGCACCCTTGAGCTTTGGCCGTATTCCGTAGCCAAGTTGAATCGCACCCTTTCCGCCGTTTATCAGCACAGAGCAGAAGGAATTTGAGGTTGCCTTGCGCGAGTAGTGGTGCCCCACGATCAATTCATCCGCGACTTTCTTCTTCACTTCGACAAACCAAATATCTCCGTCAGCCGCTCCGATTATCTCTTTCCCGAAAAGAGTGTTGTTGGTTAGGAGTCTCCGCCCACTCCCCACCGCAGATTCCTTCGTTGACGCGCCGTTGTTATTCGACGGCAGCGCCGAACCACGCGCTCCAGCGGACGACTCCGGGCTGGGGAAGTCAGCGGACATCGGTGCTCCTTTCGCCCGGCGTCGCCGCTGAGCTTGAGACGGTGGGCCACTTCCAGCCGTGCCGCTCCATGTCCTCTCTCAGCCTTTCCCGCATCTCCGCTATCACTTTCTCGCGGGTCAGTCTGTAGGAGACGCGCTCTGGCGAGTTCATCAGTTTTACGCATTGTCCCTCGGTTAGTTCTTCGAGGGCGTGTAGTGCCACGATGGCGTATATCGAGGCTGTCATCCGCTCGCAGCCCCTTCCCAGTGGCCCACCCACGCGCTCCAGAGAACGCCGAGCCTCTGCGGAGCGCGGTTTCGCGGCTTTGGTTACTGTCTTCACTTTAGGTTTAGTCTTCATGCTTTGAACCTGTTTCGGACGCGCCGGTTGTCGGCTCGGCGTCCCTGAGCTTTTCGTTAGAGCGCGCCGCTGCCGCACGAGCGTTCTTGAATGGGCCGAGCCTGTCTCCGCTATACGGGTATGCCCACCACTTCCCTCCTGTCTCCTTGCATATTCCGCCACGGGTCGGATGTGTCCACCATCCTCTTTCTTGGCACGACCAACCGGCGCGCTCTAACCATGCGCCGGAGCGAACTAAAGCCCGCGACAGTTGCTGTAATTTGGATGCGCTCATGGGCTTTAGTCGCTCAGCTTTTCGTTCGGCAGCAGCGGTAGCGGAGTCCATCGCTTCAATGCGCTGCCCTTTTCCGTGTCAGTTTCGAGGTATGAGTTCTTCTTCCCATTCTCCATCGGGCCGGCTTGCAGGGTAGCCGTCACCCATTGCTCATCATACTCATCCCAGACCGCAAGCAGCGGCCATGGCCATCCAAAGTCTCCGAGGATGAGCGTGCCGTTTCTCGGGGCCGTGTCTGGCGGCGACCAAGTGCCGAACAAGGCACTGCTGCCAACCTTCGGGGCGGATGTAGTCTTTCGTGTTTTCATGTCTTTTTCGCCGCCCCTTCGGTCGGCAGAGTTTGATCGTTCGGCGCAGACCAGTGGGAGCCGTTGCACTGCCCGCAGAGCGCCACATCTTTTCCGTCAAAAAATTGTCCTTCATCCACGCCGTATTCCTTCAATGTTACCCGTTCATCGAGGTCCATTCGTGACCTCGGCCAGAACACCGTGGTCTCGGCGCTGGTTTTGCCGCAACGGTCACAGGTCCAATCCTCCGGCAACGTCTGCGCCGAACCAATCGCTGAAGCGGACGCCTCTCCGCTGTGCAGGGTAGCGGCAGTGCCGCTGTCGGTGCCGTCAGGTGTTGGGGTGGCGTCAGTGCTGATTGTGGTCATTTGCTTGGGGTGTTTCCGCGCTCGGCTTCCACTTTAGGCTTGCGTATAGCGCGAACCTCAGACAGCGGCACCCGCTTGAGCTTTTTGGCTCCATAGACGTAAAGCATGACCGTCTCTTTTTGCGGTGCGAAATACACCATAGCGCGCCGTGAGCATGGATTCCCACGCCCGTTTTTTGTGCGCCAATTCACAATGTCGCCAGCTTTGATGCCGCCCATAAGTGCCCCCATTTTAGGGTCACTTTCGCACCTGTCAACGGAAAGTTTTCGCGGGCGAATCCCGGCCCGAGACTAGGCGGCGTCTTCCGCCGGTCGCTCCGTGGTGGCGTCCACCGGCTCCACAATCCCTAGGATGCCGAGCAGCGTCTTGCCGTCCTCGGACAAAATCGGCTTGCCGCTGGCGAAGCTGTTTTTCCAGCTTCGTTCCCCCCTCACTGCATACTCCACGTTATACGGCTCGTGATACATAATGGTCCGGTCAAGAGCCTCGCGGACTTTCCTTCGATGGTCGGGATGGATTCGCGCCTGGTATCCGCTGCCCAGCATTTCGCGCACTGGCAAACCAAAATAAGTCGCGCATGCCGGATTGACCCATTCGGCATTGCCTTCCGCGTCGCATCTCCACATCGGAGTTGGCGAGCTTTCGAGAGCCAGTTCGGCCATTTTGGCGTTCACGCGATGCCCGTCCAGAAGAGCGCGAAAGCCGTCCCGAATCGTCGCGATGATCTCATCGTCCTTCGCGGACTTCTCGCGGAAATCGGCGGATAGAGTTTTGAGCGAATCAGCAATCGACCGCATCGCGGCAGCGCTTTCTGCACGCTCCACCTTTCCGGCGTTCCACCATTGCGCGATGCGCTTTCTCGCCAGCGCAAGCCACGCGACAAGCCCGGAAAGGAGCAGTCCGACGCCGTAGGCTACTCCTTCGCGCACCGCTGCGTCGCCGATGTGGTTTTCGTCGCTCATGCCAGAGCAGCGAGTGCGGCGGCGTGCGCGGCAGCAGCGGCCTGCGCGGCGGCGAGGTCTGCTTCGATCTTCGCCCGGCGGGCGGCGGTGGTGTAGGAGCGGGCTTGCGCGATTACCGCTCCGATGGCGTCCAAGTCGCCGCTGGCGTGTGCGGCTTCGGCGGCGGTCACGAGCGCGTCAAGGTTGGTTTGGATTGCGAGCTTCGCGGCTTCCACGGCGGCAGCTTGGTCGGTTGCGGCTTGTGCGAGCGCGGCGGCATGACTGGCTTTCAGCGTGTCGAGCGCGGCGGTGTGCGCCTCGGCGGCAACTTGGCGCGCGAGATTCGCTTCGGTGGATTGGTTGGCTTGGTCGGCGTCTTTCGCGGCTAGTGCGGCAGCGTGCGCGGCGTCTTTCGCGTCAAGTTGCGCCTTAATGTCGAGCCATAGCTGGCCGGATTCGGTTTGGATCGTGAATAGGTCTTTCATAAAGTTAGCTCCAAGTGGGTATGTATCGCGTTGTTCCGTTGTCGTTAATGGCAATCCATTTTGTGGGATTGCCAGTAATTGGCGAGTTGTCTAGCGTGGCCGTGTTTGCTCCGGCGTTATCCGTTAGCGCGGTATTCGTGGTAAGCAACTTTGCTCCTCCGACAACGGTGATTCCGCCATTTGCCGTAAGCAGTCCTGTCAGCGTGGTGGCTCCGGTGACCGCGAGAGTGCCAGTAAGGTCAAAGGCTCCGGTGCTAGACCACCCTCCGCGCCGGGTGCTAGCAGTGGTAAAGGAAAGATTCTCATATCCAGTTCCATACATCCCGGTTCCCGTGCCTCCGGCCCAAATTCTAAACACGGGCGCTGCCGCAGTCCCACTTACGCCACCGGGAGTCAAAAACACGTTTGCATAGGCGTTGGCAACCGTTACGTCGTAAGTGAAGACAACTCCCGTGTCGAAGCGAACTGTGTTTCCCGAGCCAGCGAATGTGTTCGGTGTGCCGCTGGTGGCGGTGAATGTTTGCCCCGCATCGGTGCGTGCCAGCGTCGCCGTAGTCGTCGGGAAGGTATAGGTGCGCGCCGTTGCCGCCGATGGGAAAGCAAATGTCGGCAGGTCGGTGCCGGTGGTGGTTAAGTTTGCGCCGAGCGTCAGGCTTTTACCGTTGACCGCCAGCGTGAGGAAGCTCCCCGCCAGCGTGCCGCCGGAAATCGTCTCGTTCAGCGCGATGGTGCCCGCCGCGTCAGGGAAGACTATGGCCCGGTTGGCGGTGGGGGCGTGGGAAAGAGTGGTAACATGGGTGCCGTTGCTAAGATTAAAAGTGTGGCTTGTCTGAATATACGACCCGTTTCCGTTTGTGTATATGTGAGCGTCTTCTCCGCTTGTGGAAATGCTAGCATCATCCCCTGATGTTGCAATAATTCCGCTGGGGCCGTTTGTCTGAATTGTTCCGAGTTCGGAAACAATGGAGCCGCCACCTGTGGCTTCTATGTTCCCGTTGGCTCCAGATGTCGTTATACGGGAGCTTATTCCTGTTACAGCAATATCACTAGTGCTGGTCAATCCAGAAAACGTCGGCGCGTTTGTCATCGCCACGCTGCCGGTGCCGCTGATGGCATACTCCCCGACAACCCCCGCGTTGTCGTAAAGGACGCGGGTTGTCGTTCCGCTTGTGATCGTTGTTGTGCCTACGGTAAGCCCGCTGATGCCGCTCGCTGCCCATTCGAGCAATCCCGTGGTCGAGTTGGAAAGCGTAAGCTGCTGTCC